GTCGGGATCCTCGCCGTGGACGACAGCACCTGGCATGTCACCCACGTCGCCACCGGGCGGCGTATCCCCGTCAGCTTCACCAGCAAGGACGCCGCCGAGGGGTACGCGAACGCCCTCGGCGGGCTGGGCGACTGGACGCAGGGGAAGCCCGTGGTTCCCCCGCTGGATGTTCTGCGGCTGGCGCGTGAGCACGGCGGAACGCTCGACGCCCGCTACGCGCAGATGGACCTGAACGCCCAGCCCCGCACGGAGGCGTAATGACCACCACCGACACCCCGACCCGCGAGGCCGTCGCCGACATCTGCGACAAGGCCGCCGACGCCATCCACACCAACGGCTGGTTCAAGCGGTACCTGTACGACACAACGCAGCACGAGGGCGGCACGGCCATCCACATCTGCCGGGTCGACATCCTCGGCGCCATCAACCTCGCCGTCCACGGAACGCCCCGCTACGTCGGCGGCAACCCGCTTACCGCATCCGCTGAGCGGGCCGTCCGCGACCGCATCGACGTTGACGTCGACACCTGGTGCGACCTCAAGGGCAACGGCGGCCAGCAGGCCATCGCACTGCTGCGCGAGACCGCGGCCAGCCTGCGCGGGGAAGTGGCGGCATGAGCGCCACCCAGGACATCCGCAGCGCCGTCAGACACCGCAGGGAGTCCCGCACCGACCTGCTGCGCCGCGTCGCCTACATGGAGAAGGCGCACGCCGCCAAGGTCGCGCGACTCAACGCGGAGAACGACAGCCTCGTCTGCGCCCTCCGCAAGGCCGCCACTGAGGTTGACGCCAAGGGCCGCGCGCTCAATGCGGAGGTCGTCATCTCCGTCGGTCGCCTTCAGAAGATCGGCGAGCTGGAGGGCGAGATCAAGTTCCAGGCCGGGAAGGTCGTCCGCGCCGAAGCCGACGTCCGCCGTCTGGTCGCATCCCTGAAGAACACGCAGAAGGCCCTGAGGTACGCCCAGCCGCGCATCACGGTCGTCAACGCCGCCATGGATCGCCCCTACGTCGCAGGGGTGCCCATCCCGTACCCGGTGCCCGTCGGCCGCAGCACGGCCAACGACCACACGCAGGAACTGCCGATCCTCGACCGGCCTGCGCCGGTCCCGGCCGCGGCCGTCATCGACGCCCCGCCGTCAATGGCTGACCGGTTCGCTGCGGGCTCCACCGTCATCACCCTCGCCGGCGGCCCCCGCCGCGCCGCCACCTAAGCCACCCCGACCGGCGCCTCCTGGCTCCCCCGCCAGTAGACGGCGCCACGGGCCCGGACCGGACTCCCCCCAACGGTTCCGGGCCCACCGGCCCCGCTCTTCTCCTCCCCAGTGGAGAGCGGGGCCCCTACAGCCAACGCCATTTGGAGCACCTCATGAGCACCGCATCCCGCAGGGCCACCTTCGGCCCCGACCGCATCCGCGTCCGCGCCACCACCACCGGCGCGGAACTCGACCTCGAATGCCACGACCGCCGCACCGTCGAAGCCGTACTCTCCGCGCTCCTCGAAGACCACCTCGACACCTTCGACGAGATCGCCCGCCAGGACCAGCCCGCCGACGGGCACGCCTCCGAGCGGCTGCTGTACGAGCGCCTCATCGAGCAGCTGGTGAAGGCCCTCCCGAAGAACGCGCCGCTGTACGGGGCCGAGGTCCCGGCGCTGGCCGATGCCCTCCACGGGATCGCCCGACCGAAGGCCCTCCCGGGGCAGCGCGACGGCGAGGTCGCCGCGTGACCGCCGCGAACCCGACCGCCCGCACCGCGCTGCTGCGGATCCTGTCCAACACCGCTACCGACTTCCTCGACGCCACCTTCGGCCCGGAGCGCGAAGCCGGGGACATTGCGGACGCACTGCTCACCGTGCACCTGTCCGAGGTCGTACCGAGCACCCGCGCCGAGGCGCTGAACGAGGCCACCGACGCGCTCACTGCCCGCGCCGGAGAGCTGTCCCACATGGCCGAGGAGGAGCTGCGCCGCGACCTGGAGGAGGAAGCGCAGGTCTGGCACGAGGCCGCCGACGTGGTGCGCAAGCTCACTGGCGCCGGGCAGACCGGGGCTGGCGCCACCCAGCCCGCCGACTTCTTCCAGCCCGGACACGGCTACACCCACCGCTCCTACGGCAACGACTTCCACTGCGTCACCGTCACCACCCACCCCATCACCGGCGAACGCCTCGCCATGGGCTGGCTGTCCGAGCACGGGGAGTGGCACCGGCCCACGGTCGTCGGCATCAACCAGTGGAACCACGAATACGACGGCGTCGAGCCGCCCACCGGCGGCGATGCCCAGTGACCAACCCCAAGTACGCGAACGACACCCCGCAGGGTCGGTACTACACCGACCCTGCGGGGGGCCCCGACCTGGTCTCCGTCACCAACGTCCTAGACACCTCGGTCAACAAGACGCGCTCGCTGATGCCCTGGGCGGTCAAGCTCACCATCGAGTGGATCTTCGACCACCGCATGGAAGTCGCCCGCCGGGCCATCACCGACCGCGCGGCGCTCACCAAGCAGCTCAAGCAGGTCCACATCGACGCTCGGGAGACCGCGGCCGATCTCGGGACGATCATCCACAAGGCCAGCGAACTCCGTCTCCTTGGCGCCCCGTTCGCGGTCGAGGCCAGGGTCGCCCCCTACCTCGCCCAGCTCGAAGCGTTCCTCGCCTTCTGGGGCGTCGACATCGACAAGCACGTCGAGGCCGCCGAGATCACCTGCCTACACCGCCGCCTCGGCTACGCCGGCACCGCAGACCTCATGATCTGGCTGCCCACCGGCGAAGGCCGCGCCCTCGAACTCTGGCTGATCGACTTCAAGACGTCGGCGACCCGCTCCGCCAAGGCCGTCTACCCGGAGAACACCCAGCAGCTCGCCGCCCTGCGCTACTGCGAGACGGTCCTACTTCCGGACGACTCCGAGCAGCCGATGCCGGAGATCCAGCGGGCCGGCGTCCTCAACCTGCGGGCAAAGTCCCACGCCCTCGTCGAGATGCCCGCCGGCCGCGACGCACACAAGGCCTTCCGTGGCGCGCTCGTCAACGCGCTGTGGCACCACGCCGCCCCCTCCTCGTATCCCGCCCTCCTCGCCCCCGACCAGCCTGTCCCGGCCCGGTGGCGCAACTTCCGAAAGGTGGCCTGACCGTGGGCTCCCGACTCCTCAACATCCAACGGCGCGCCGCCGAACACGGCCGCCTCCGCACCGGCTACACCCAGGGCAATCGGCCCGTCCGCTCCGCCACCTGGGTCGTCACCTCCCACTCCGAAGAGCACGTCCGCACGGCCGCGAAGCTGTGGGGCGGCGAGCCGGAGTCGTGGAAGCCGCTCAACTCGACGATCGAGCAGTGGCGGGTCATCACCAAGGCGTCGTCCATCGAGGCTCTGATCACGCCCGGCGATCCGCTGAACCAGTACAACGAGATGTGGTCCGCGGGCGGCTGCCAGCGCCGATGCGACGGCGAGACCGAGCTCCTGTCCCGCAAGGCGTGCCTGTGCACCGCGCAGTTCGGTGAGGACTGGCACCAGCAGCCCAAGGGCCGCGTCTGCTCCGCCACATCCCGCCTGAACGTCATGCTCCCCGATCTGTCCGGGATGGGCCTGTGGCGGGCCGAGACCCACTCCTTCTATGCCGCGTCCGAGTGGGGCGGCATGGTCGACATGGTCCTCGCCGGAACGAACGGCGACGGCTTCGTCCCGGTCACGCTGCGGATTGAACCGCGGCAGGTCGTCCGCGAGGGGCAGACGAAGAAGTTCCCGGTCGTCGTAGTCGAGCTTCGCGGCGTGACCCCGCGGCAGGCACTGTCCGGCCCGTTGTCCACGGCGCTGGCGCTAGACCCCTCGGGTGGCGGACAGGCGGTGGCCGCGATCGAGGCGCCGCGCCCGGACTACCTGGCCCTCGCCGAAGGCGCCCTCACCCCCGACGACGTCGGCGACGTCTACCGCCAGGCCTATTCCGCCGGCCATCTCAACGACCAGCTGATCGGCGACCTCAAGGAGATCTCCGACCGGCTGAAGGCCGAAGCCGAGCCCGTCGAGGCCGAGCTGGAGCCCGAAGGCGGCTGGCCGGCCGTCGCCCAAGTCCCCGCCTAGAAATCCGCCATCCCGAGGGCGCCCGCACCCGTAATGCGGGCGCTCCCGGCAACACCAGGAGACCACACGACATGACTTGGCACACCGGTCGCATGGCCGGCTTCGACATCGAAAGCACCGGACCCGACCCTCTCACCGCCCGCATCGTCACCGCCTGCATCGTCCAATGCGGCGGCGACCAGCCCGTCAACGCGGCCAACTGGCTGACCGACGTCGACGGGGAGATGATCCCCGACGAGGCCGCCGCGATCCACGGCATCAGCACCGAACAGGCCCGCGCCGAAGGCGTACCACTCGCCGAGGCCGTCACCGAGATCATCGCGGGGCTGACGCAGGCCATCCTCTCCGGCATTCCGATCGTGGCGATGAACGCCCGCTACGACCTCACCCTCCTTGACCGAGAGGCGGAACGGCTCGGCCTCGATGCTCTCCCGGCCGGCCCGGTCATCGACCCGTTCGTCATCGACAAGCAGGTCGACAAGTACCGGTCCGGAAAGCGCACCCTCACCGCCCTCTGCCAGCACTACGCGGTGCCCCTCGATGCCGCGCACTCCGCAGACGCCGACGCCATCGCGGCATGCCGCGTCGCCTGGCGGCAGGGCGCACAGCACCCCGCGCTGAGCCTCATGACGCTCGACGAACTGCACACCGCCCAAACCAAGTGGGCCGCCGAACAGGCCGCTTCGCTTCAGGAGTACTTCCGCAAGAAGGACCCGCAGGCGGTCGTTGAGGGCGCCTGGCCGATGATCCCCCGCCAGCAAGAAGGTGCCCGATGACCCACACCGCCCCCGCCTTCGATGGCACCGAGCTTGCCGCCGCAGCCCCCGCCAAGTCCCGCCGGATAGTCGACGGCTTCGAGGCCTGGGTCGAGGAGGTCTGGGACGCGTTCGTCGAGGCCGCCGACACCCGCGAGCCGTTCACGATCGCCGACGTCGCCGCACGCAAGCAGCTGCCCGACCCGCCCCGGCCCGCCAGCCAGTGGGGCAGCCTTCCCGCCCGCCTCCAGGACGCCGGAATCATCTGCCACCACGGATTCGGCGGCAGCCAGCGCGCCCACCAGTCCCTCGTCCACGTCTGGATCGGCGTCCCCGCCACCATGCGGGAAATGGTCGCCGCCAGGCGCCGCGACGAACGCGCCGCACGACGCGCCGCCCGCAACGAGCAGCGGAAGGCGGCGGCCTGATGGCCCTCTTCCTCGCCTGCCTCGCGCTCATGACCGGCATCGCCGCTGTCGCCTACGCCTCCATCACCGGGAGGCGGACGTGAGGGACAACCTGGCCGCCGTCCTCCAGGCCGCGTTCTGGGGCCTGGCCATATCCGTGACGGTCCTCGTGGTCACCACGGCCGGGGTCGTCGTCACCGCCGGCTACTGGACCGCCCGCCTCGCCATCTGGACCGGACAGCGAGCCCGCCACCGGTCGGACCTGCGGCGCATGCGACGGCGCCCCGCACGCCAGACAGCCGTCACCGAACAGGCCGTCCTCGACTACATCACCATCCGCACCGCATGGAACCAGCCCACACGAGAGGAGGCCGGACGATGACCACCGCAACCGAAACCCACACCCCGTCCCGCGGCTGCTACCAGCGCGGATGTCGACGGCCGGAGTGCGCCCACGCGAACTACCAGTACATGAGCCGCCTCCGCCTCGAGCACCACCGCGGACAACGCCGCCGCACCGACGCCACCCAAACCCGCCACCACATCGAACGCCTCATCGCAGCCGACTGGACCCAAGCCCAGATCGCCCGCGCAGCCGGCCTCGCCCACCACCTCATCGGCGACATCCGCCGCGGACAAGCGATCGTCGCCAACTCCACCGCCCTCGCCATCCTGTCCATCCCCATCGGCCCCGCACCCGCCGACACCCGCGACGTCGACGCCACCGGCACCGTGCGCCGCCTCCGCGCCCTCGTCGCCATCGGCTGGCCCATCGAACAACTCGCCCCCCAGTTCGGCATCTTCTCGACCGCCCTCGGCAACATCGCCCGCGGAGAACTCACCCACGTCCGAGCCACCACCGCCGACACGGTCGCCCTCCACTACCAGCACCTCACCCGAACCCCCGGCCCCAGCAACAGGTCCCGCATCCTCGCCCGCAAGAAGGGCTGGCACGGACCCGCCGCCTGGGACGACATCGACGACCCCGCGGCCATGCCCGAGGTCGAGCAGGCCGACGAGCTGGCGCTGAAGCGCGGCGAACTCGCCGAACTCCGCCGCGAAGAGATCATCCACCTCGCCTGGTGCGGCCACGGACCGGAGCAGATCCTCGCCCGCCTCAACAACGAGGTCTCCATCGCCACCGTCCGCTCCGTCGTCCAGGAATGGCGCACCGGACAGAAGCGCGTCCGCAACCAGCCTGAGAAGGAAGCCGCCTGATGGCCCGCAACGACAACGTGCCCCACCTGTACGACATGTCCCCGCAGCAGGCTGAGGAGTTCCTTCGTCAAGCCGAAGACCGCCGACGGGCCGCTGGATGGACCACGGACGGCGACCTCACCGTCATGGACTGGTTCTGTGCCGACACGGAGACCGAGATCCTCACCGCCCGCGGGTGGCGGCGCTACAACCAGGTCCAGGTCGGCGACATAGTCGCCAGCCTCAACACGGCGGACGGGGCCGCCCGCTGGGTGCCGATCCAACGGATGAACACGTTCGACCTGACCGACGAGAAGGTCCTGCGTATCGAGGGCAAAGCCATCTCCGCGCTGGTGACGCCTGGACACCGCTGGCCGGTCCAGCAGCGCGTCAACTCGCGGGCCGGCCGCCGGATGGTGTGGCAGGTTCGCACGTCGGACCAGCTCACCCTTGAGTCGTCGGTCGTCCGCAGCGCGCCGTTCGAGCACCCGGAGTCCAGCGGTCACGCCGACGCGCTGGTGGAACTGGTTGGCTGGGCGTGGACCGAGGGGAGCTACCGGACCAACGGCGGCCTGCACCTGTCTCAGTCGCCGTCGGTGAACCCCACGAAGTGCGACCGAATCGACCAGGCGCTGCGGGCGCTCTACGGCCCCCCGATGGGCCGTGCCGGCCGCCGTACCGGTGTGCCCGCCTGGAACGTCGCCGACTACGAGGGCACCCGCTACTGGCGGCTGAACGTTGCCGCCGCGTCCCCGATCCTCGCCGCCGCCCTGGACCACGTCCTGGACCCCACGTGGCTGCTCACGCTCACCGCCGAACAGCTCGACCTGCTGATCGAGGTGTCGATGCTCGCGGACGGCACGACCCGCGTCCGCAATGGCGCGAGGGACTCGTCCCTGTCGCAGAACCGGCAGGATCGTGCGGAGGCCTTTCAGTTCGCCGCCATCCTCGCTGGGCGTGCGACTTCGATCCACCGCTGGGAGATGCAGCACAAGGGGGCCGCCTACCCGATGTGGCGGGTGGCGCTCCTGGAGAAAG